AGCCCTATGGCTAACTTTAAGATTATTATTACAGTGCCTTTGTTTGACAATGAAGGCAACCTAAACGGCATTGAAGATTCTGTATGTGGCGTGTTCGCCAAGTTAGCAGCATCATCTCTGGTCTATAATGTAAGTGCGATAAGCGCACCAAGTATTCTCAACGCTGCATCGGGTGACCTACTCAGCTGCGAGATGTCCGTATCAATCCTAACAAGTTGGAGTTAACATGTCCGAGTGGGAACTAGAAAACGAAGCCTTCCTGAAGAAAATCGGGCAGGTAGCACCAGCAACACCTAAGCCAGCATCTAACAAGAAAGACGAGGAATAATCTCATGGCTGTATTTCTAAATAATCAGGTCGGCGTGAAGATTAACACTGTTGATCTTTCTGACCATGTAACCGCAGTAACAATCAACCGCGTATTCGATGAACTCGAAGTAACAGCTATGGGTGACTCATCACACAAGTTCGTAAAGGGCTTGGAATCATCTACTGTGACAATCGACTTCCTCAATGACACAGCATCAGCGAATGTTCTTGCAACATTGCAGGCTGCATGGGGTACAACAATTACAGCAGTATTCCTACAGACAAAGGGAACAGCAGTATCTGCTACAAACCCTCTGTACACAGTTTCATTGCTAGTCAACAACACCACAGACATCAACGGTGCTGTAGGCGATATTGGTACTCAGTCAATCACATTCACTGCTAACTCAACAGTTGCAGTAGCCACAACAGGCACATTCTAAACAACTAAACAAGGGGGCTAACCATGGCAAGACTAAAGATCGTTCGTACAGATGGAAGCGTATTAGAAGGCGAGATAACACCCGCCGTTGAATATAGCTTCGAACAGTTTGCTAAAAAGGGCTTTCACAAAGCGTTTCGCGATGAGGAAAAGCAAAGCGATGTTTATTGGCTGGCATGGGAAGTCACTCGCAGGTCAGGTGAAACTGTTAAGCCTTTCGGTATGGACTTCATCGAGACACTTAAAAGTGTTGAGGTGTTGGACTCAGACCCTTTAGCTTAAAGCGCGATCTTCCATTCACCTATCTAATTGCTAGGCTAAGCATTAGATTGGGGATTGCGCCACAGCAATTGTTAGAACTAGATAAGACCATGCTAGATGCATTGATGCAAGGTCTCAGAGACGAAGCGAAGGAGGTCAGCGATGCCAGCAAGCGTAAAGGGCGGAATTGAACTCCGTAAGGCTTTGAGAGAGTTCACTCCAGAACTTGCCAAAGAAACACAGAAAGAATTAGGAGCGATCCTAAAGCCTATTACTGCTAAGGCTCGTGGCTTCATTCCTTCATCAACTCCGTTAAGTGGTTGGGCAGACAGTAATCAGAAAGGTTCTTGGGCTAACCGTGTCTGGTCATCTGCTGATGCTAAGCGCGGTATTGGATACAAGACAACACCTTCCAAGGTCAATCGCTCAGGATTTAGATCTTTAGTTAGAATCCAGAATGCTTCTGCTGCTGGTGCAATCTATGAGACTGCTGGTCGCAAGAATCCACAAGGCAGACCACAAGCCAAGATGCGTGAAGTTGTCATCCCTACAATGAGAAAAGACACTGGTGCTGGAGAAGAACGCTACATGACCAGCACAGGTAAGGGCTACGGTAAAAGCAATAACCCTTATGCAGGACAACAATTCATCGATGCCTTAGGCGGTCAGATCGTCAATGCTTATGTTCGCAAAGAAGGAGCAGTAGGTCGCTCTAGTCAGAAGATGAAAGGTCGAGCAATCTTTAGAGCATTTGCAGAAGATCAGGGCAGAACTACAGCTGCTGTAATTAAGGCTATTGAAAACTCTAAGACTAATTTTGAAAAGGTTGTCGCTAAAGGTAGCGGTGGCGGTTTGTCAGTAGGAGGAAAATAATGGCAGCAGATGTAAAGATAGATATTGCAGCCGAGTTCACTGGCAAGAAAGCCTTTAAGCAAGCAGAAACAGCAACACAGAAACTCACTGGCAATGTCAAGAAACTAGCTGGTGCAGTAGGTCTGGGTTATGGCACTTCAGCAATCATTGCTTATGGCAAGGCATCAGTTAAAGCCTTTGCCCAAGATGAAGCAGCAGCAATCAGACTTAACAGAGCAGTAGAGAACTTAGGCATTGGCTTTGCTAATCCTGAGATTGCAGATTACATTGCTAAGTTAGAGAAGTCAGCAGCCATTGCAGATGACATTCTTCGTCCAGCGTTTCAAGGTTTGCTTACCACTACTGGATCATTGACTCAGTCTCAGAAACTTCTCAACGATGCCATAACAATTAGCCGAGCCTCTGGCATTGATCTTGCCACTGTAACTAATGACCTTGCCAAGGGTTATGTTGGAGTTACTAAAGGTCTGACTAAATATAATTCAGGACTAAGCAAGGCAGAACTTGCCTCAATGTCCTTCAACCAGATCCTTGGAGTTCTGCTAAAGCGTTCTGCAGGATCAGCCGAGGACTATCTTGGCTCAACTGCTTACTCAATGGATGTCTTAGGTATTGCCACAGGCAACGCTTCAGAGATTATTGGCGGAGGCTTAGTCGATGCCTTTGCTGCTATCGGTGGAGGCACAGAAGCCAGCGATGCTGCTTATGCTATTGAGTCCATTGCAACAGCACTGGCTAAGGTAACAGGGGCAGCAGGTCGAACTGTTGGTGTAATCCCAACTCTTATCAAGAATCTAAAGAATCTGCCAAGCCAGATCTTTGGTGGTTTTGCTGGCAAGCAAATAGGCATCAATCTTCCAACTACTGTCAAGCAGGAAGAAAACAAGCTCACCCTCACACAGGTGCAACAGCAGAAGGCACTGGCTAAATTAGAAGCAGCAGCACTGAAGCGCAATCAAGAATTACTTAAAGCAAAGAGTAAGCAAGTCCTTGCAGACAAGAGCAAGGTTGCAATTGCTAAGGCAGAACTGGCACTTGGCAAGGGCACAGATGTCTTTGACATGGAGAAGATCCAACTCCTAGCAGCTGAAAAGAGTGCAGTCGAGCAGATAGGCAAGGCAACCTCACAGGCTCAACTTCTAGGCATTACTGGAGACCTTGCTCGCTTACGAGTTAAGCAGGACATTATCGCTCTAGAAGATGCAATTGCTTCTAAGGATGAGCAGTCAATCATTGCTGCAACTAACAAACTTAATGCAGACCTTAAAATTCTTGGTGCTCTCACTGGTCAAGATCTAAAACTCAAAGACATTAAATCTATCCTTGAAGATATTGTGCCTAAGGATTTAATCAACCTTACTAACCTTGATGAGGCTATTGCTAAGTTAAAACTTATTGCTGCTGGATTCGGCGCAACAACAACAATAGCAACACCAACACCAACTGAAACAATTAAGAAACTACTCACTAATGCCGAAGTTAATGCACTTCTGGTTGCAGGCAGCTTTGTGCCTGTAGTCGCTGGTACAGGTGGAGTTGTAGGCGGTTCAACCAGTGCAGGTGCTTATGCTTCTAGCGGTTTTCCTGGAGCAGATACAAATAACGGCTCAGTAAACATTACAGTCAATACAGGCATCGGAGATCCTAACGCCATTGCAGAAGCCATTGAGCAGGTAGTTCGTGGCGCAGTCGATCGTGGAACTTTGCGAGCTAGTTAATGACTTGGCTTCCAGAATGGCGAGTTACAGTAGGTGATGATGTCTATACGACTGTCACCTCTGTTTCCTTTGCATCTGGTCGCTTAGATATTGATCGCCAGCCGACTGCAAGTTACTGCCAAGTAGAAATAATCAACACCACTGGCGCAGCCTTTACAGTCAATGTCACAGAGCAGATAAGCCTAGAACTAAAGAACGGCTCTGGCACTTATGTCACAGTCTTTGCTGGAGAAGTATCAGACTTCAATGTGGGAGTAAGAAGCCCAGAGGAATCAGGCTTTATCACCTACGGAACTATTCTTGGTGTTGGCGCACTATCTAAACTTACTAAGGCTGTCTATAACACAGCAATTGCAGAAGGCTTAGATGGCGCACAAATCGGTGCAATCCTTGGCGAGGATCTACAGTTCTCATGGGATGAAGTAACACCAACAGATACATGGGCAACATACACACCTACTACCACTTGGGAATATGCCGAGACTTATCTAGGCACAGTGGACACAGGCTTCTACACGATGATTGCACTAGCAGCTAGTGCAACGGCTAAGTCTCAGACTCTTGCAGATCAGATTGCCAACAGCGCACTAGGTCAGGTCTATGAAACTAAGACTGGTTTTGTCAATTATGACGATGCAGACCACAGATCTAATTACTTGGCTGCTAACGGCTACACATTCTTAGATGGTTCTTTTGCATCGCCTAGCTCTATCCAGTCCACTACACAGATTGGCAGATTGCGTAACAGCCTTATCTACAAATACTCCACAGGCTACGGATCGACCTACAGCACCTCTAGCGCAGACTCTATAGCCTCTTATGGGCTCTTTGAGAAGTCGGCTGAATCCAACATTAAGAACCTTGCTGATATCACCGATATCGCCACTAGAGAGTTACGACTGCGCCAAGTGCCTAAGGGGTCACTGGGAGCAATTACTTTCAGACTAGACAATCCAGACATGCCTACCGCCATGCTTAACAGCCTCATTGCAGTGTTCTTTGGTATGCCTGTGCTAATCAATAACCTGCCTAGCAACCTTCTTGGTGGAACTTTTGAGGGCTTTGTCGAGAATGTAGCCTTGCGAGCAACACCTACCTTTGTTGATCTAACCCTTTACATCTCAGCTACAGAGTTCTCATTATCAACGACACAATGGGATACCGTTATCCCTAGCACAATAGACTGGGCATCTGTAAATGCTACACTTATCTGGAACAACGCGACAGGAGCACTAAACTAAATGGCAACCTCACCGATATATGGCTGGGC